GTAAAGTGTCCCCAACCACTAGTTTTATTGTATTCGAATATGCCATATTTACCTCATTATAACGCAGAGAGCACTGGAGTTATATCTTTCAGTTTTAACTCTCCTTGTATTAAATCTTCAAATCTTTCTGCAGTAGGCCCTAAAGGAGAAATCCAAAACTCATCTCCATACCTCTCTGCTTCTATTGCTGGGACTAATAATCCAAAAGGACCTAAAGTTCCCGATCTATCTAATATTTCAAAACTATACTCGCCCCAATTCATATTATTAGTTCTTAATTTAGCTGCGTCTCCTCCTCCTGCTAAGTATTTTATAAATTCTCTAAGTTCTAACCCAACCATAGTCAAAGGTAGCAAGGTTACCATACCTAAAAATAAAGGAGCAGAGGCTGCAGTTAGACCTGCCTCTTGCCCACGTAACTTGGAAGTTCTGTAGAGACCCATCATAATATTTTTACCGTAAGCATAAAAGAACGACTTCAATTGCCAGATAAGAGCAAAGTAAGGACTAGAAGCCCAAGCAGGTCTTTCTGCTGCATTCGGTCTAACTAAAGACTCATCAACAAACTTAGCGTGTGCCTCTTTTACCTTTGCGTGCCTAGAGAAATCACCCCCATCTTTTTGCCAAGCCTCTACTTCTTGAGGTGTTAAACCTAAAGATTCTAACTGTCTAGCTAAAATAGTATCTCCTTCTTTAGCTCCTTCTGCAGCTCTAATCATAAAAGCTTCCGCCATACCTGCAGCATATATTCTCATAAAACGAGTGAAGCCTTCTAAACCAGTTACTTTAAAAAATATGTCTTGAATACGTCTAGCTGTAGGGCCTACGTAGTTTTGTTCTGCAGCGTTGACGTAAAACATGTGTAAAGCACTAGCAGAATTCACTCCAATATCTAAAGAAAGTTTTCGTAATCTATCTCTACCTTGTTTACCGCTAGCGTATTCTTTAACTACCTTCACTAAATCTTGTGTTACAGCTCTATAATCTCCTGAGAACAACACTGGCCCAGCTGCATCTGGAAAAGAAGCCAAAGGCGCAAAAGTTAAATAAGTAACTACGTTTAATGTCAAAAAGAAACTATTAACGTTTCTAAACACTGGCTTCATAGTAGTATCAGATTTACCAATCATAGCTCTCATAGTATTCCTAGCTTCTTGTCTAACTTTAGGATCAGATATTTCTGCTAGTTGTGCTTCTACTGCTTTCCAACCTTCTAAAAATCCCTCTGGGTTGGCTGCTTTTCTAGTAAAAGTAATATCCCTTTCTTGTAAAACTGCTCTAGCTTGTGGACTTAAACCATCAAGTGGGTACTTAAAAGCTTTGTTGTATTCAGTTCTTTTAATCATTGAGTTAATATATTCCAACATACTTTCAACTGGTGCTTTAAGCACTCCAATTTCTCTAAGTCTTTCGTTAGGTATGTTTTTAAAATACTCGGTACGTTCTCTATTTGAACCAACAGCTACATCTGAAACTGCTTCTTCTGTCTGACCTTCTAAGTTATCAAGAGTAGCATCACTCTCTTCTTTAATTAATTCAGCGACTACTTTTTCAAAACTAAAATTACGCTCATTGGCTTTTTTAGGATTGTACTCATTTAACAAATCAACCAACGCTGCTTGTTTAGTTGGGTTAGCCATGAGCTCAAAGATATCTAAAGCCCTTGGGAAAAAGTTTTCTCTAAAACCTACATCATTTTCTTTTAAGACTGTAAGCCAAAAGTTTTGTAAGAAACTTCTAACTGCTGTTGCTTCTGGACCTAACTGAGTAGTAGCCACACTAGGCTCAGCTGCTAATAGCACATCATTTAATCTTTTCATTTCAGCTTGCGTAGGATTCATAGGGTCCTCTATAGCTAACTCAGGTATAGAAAGTAGTTCATTTACTTTTTCAGAGTGCGCATTAGGGTGGTTATTTAAGTACCCTCTACCCCTTTCTTTAGATGAGATATACGCTTGATCTGCTAAATTTTTAATAATATTTTTTTCTTTAGTGCTTGAAACTCTTTTTCTTTGAGCCAACAAATGATTATGCGCAGGCAAAAATATAAAAGAAGATAGCCAATAAGCTTTCTCTAACAACGTAGTAGTATCTTTTGTTGACATTGAATCTTTCACAGATTTATTTAACTTGTTAATAGTTTTTCTACCACCTAACCAATTATTAACAGTATTTTTAATTTCTCCTACTGCATTACGTATTTCAATCTCTCCTAAATACCCCATAGCGTTGTTTTTAGCAGGAGCTGTTTTAAATCTATTAGCAGTGGTTTGTAAAAACTGATTAAACTCTGGAGTTACCCCTTGTCCGTAACGTTGTTGTAAAAATCCTGTAAGCGATTTAAAGAAAGTTTCTAACTTTTTAACAAGCTTGTGGAAAAACCCAGCTTCAACGGTAGTAGGTTTCACATCATTTAATCGTTCAATAGAGGCTAAACTAAATTGATCTGATAAAAACTCTTCAAAACCATACTTACCTAAATAGGATGGAGGTGGGTTTTCACCTGCTATAGCTTTCTCATAAGCCTTATACAGCCTATCAAATATAGGTTTGCCTTGTATGTTATCTAATTCTTGAAACAAGTAAGAGTGTCCAAACTCATGACCTAAAGATAAAAATCTTCTGTAAACAGCATCTTCTTTAGGGTTACCGTTAGTCAATTCCCCTGCGGCAAAATCTTTTAAAATAACAATATCTTTGTTACCAAACTTTAATATCTGTGCCAAATTTTCAGGGTCAGTGTTATTTTCTAACTCCGCTTGTTGTTTTCTTATAAAGTTGTTTACCTGTCCTATACCTTCGATTGTCTTACCATCTGGAGTTGTAAATTTAGCTTCGATGTTCATGCTATAGCTATCATCCGTAGATGTAATAACAATCGAGTCTCTTTTTAAACCTAACATGTCCAACACCGCTTTATACCCCGACAGTACAGCAGGAGTTGTATCCACTCCTTGAAATCTTCTTTGTTCATACGGCACTGAGCTATCTTCTGCTCTGGTAAACATAGCCGCAACACCTTTAGAAAATCTTATGCCTTTTACATCTATCTCTTTTACCTTACCTTCTGCTCTTTTTTTACGCTCCGCAAAAGTTTCTCTAGGGGCTCTACGAGAAGGTTGATTCAAACTATCTTGAGTAAGGTCTCTTTGCAGTTGAATGTTTTCTGTAGTGTCGGTTACATTTATATAAGTTAACGGTACATCCTCTATTCTTAGCCCTTCTAAAATACCAGCTTCTATTTCTAAATTAGAGCCAACTCCAGGAACATTTACATCAGCGGTTTCCTCGTCAGTTCTATCTGCTCTAGGATCTAAAATTACCCCCTGCCTTTCCGCAAAGCTTTCTAACTCATCAATAAACGTAGCACGGTCTATGTCAGTTAATGCTGGCGCTCCCTCGAAAGCTCCAAAATCTGGGTTTTTAAGAAAATCGCCTTCAAAACTTCTTTCTACAAAATTTGGCACAAACACATTGTTAAAAAGTGTTTTATTAAATACTTGGCTATCAGCAAGAAGCTCGGCAAAATCATTGTCTATAAAATCTGCAACTTCTTTGTAATTAATGCTACTTACAACATTTCCGGTCTTAGCTACAATAGGCTCTCCTTCTGGAACTTTAGTAAAACGTGGCAGACCTTGTAATGCTTGCACTTCATTTCTAATAGATGTGTCTACAATGTCATTATTTTTTACAACGATGTCACGCCCAGCTATATTTACTGTAACTGTTCCATTTTTTGGAATTGACACTCTGAATAAATCAACAGTTCCGGGATCAAACCTAGCTAAATTTTTTGCAGCTGTACCAATACCTTCCCCTCTTAAACTAGTAAAAGTTTCTCTGCCTTGAATACCTTGCACAGAAATATTTGCACCTACGATTTTAGCTGCTATTTTTTTAATCCTATCGGCAAAATTAACGTCTACGCTAAGAGAACTACCGTCTAAATCTTCTCTACCAATTAAGTTTAGTTCGCCTAGACTTAAATATTTTTTCTGTACTGGGTCATACCAAATTTTTATTGCACGTGCTTGTGCATCAGTTAACTCTGCTAGATTGCTAATCTCTCCAGTCGTTTTATCTACATGAAGTATTTCAATTGGTTGGCCCTTGCTATCAGAAAGAAATTGACCTGATGCATCGGATCTGTCGCCACTCTGTTTTAAAAAAGGAAGTATAGTACCAAGCCCTAGTACTAGTTGCTGTTGGTAACTAAATTGTCTTCGAGTCACAGGGTCTGTTTCTCTTGCCCATAAGGCTCTTCCAGCTTTTAACAACCTGTTCATGTTTAACGGTTTATCTGTTGTTGAATAATTAAAAGTATTCCTACCTACATAAACTTCTTGCGCATCACGGTTAGCAACAGCGTTTGGTATCCTTGCAAACCAAGCAAACTCCGGGCTTTCTGTACGTATGGAAACAGTTTTATTTCTATCACTATAACCATCTTGTCTCGCTTTTTGGAAAGCTTCTTGTACCAAATTAAATTCGGTTTTTTCAGAAATACGGGTAGCTCCAGGTTGAGCAACAAACCTTATTCTTACTTTGTTATCATCTCCTAAAACAAAAGACAAATCAGCTGTGGGAGATCTGTCAATTAACGTTAGATACTTATCTAAAGCCCCTTCATTTAAAGTATTTATTAAATCTTTAGTTGCTTGGGGTACAAAAGCTTCCTCTACCCCAAACCCTTCCATTACTTCTCTTTTAGCCGTAAGGCCGTCTAATACTTTTTGTCTTTTTTCAGTAATTCTAGTCTTTGCTTCTTCAGAATAATTCTCAAAGTCCTCTGGTGAAATAATGTTATACGTATCAATCTCACCTTTCTTTTTACCTGATTTTGGAAGATTTTTTTCAACTTGCACAAATCCAGTCTCATCATCCAAAGCTGTTGACATACCAAACTCTTCTTCGATACCAAGTTCTTGGGCAAAATTTGGTAAGTCTCCTTCTGCAATTGCTTGTTGTATTTCTGGGTCATCTAAATCAACAGTAAACCCACCTTCGCCTCTAACTTCAACGTCTTGGCTTTGTTTTTTATCAGCTACTGCTTCTTCACTTATTACTGTTTCTATAATTACATCCGGGCCATATCTCTCTCTAAAATTACTTTCGGCTAGAGCTACACCGTCTGGATCTGTAGTTTGTTGTTCAATTATTTCACCCGTAGTCGGTTCTTTAACAATGACTACAAGATCATCCATAGGACGACCCACATTTGAATAATCTAAAAACGAAGCTAAGAAAGAATTATCTAATAATCTATTTTCGGCTTGTGCCTTACTTAAGATAGCGAACTTATCAGTATTGTTTGTAACAAAGGTACCAATACCCTCAACTGTAATAGAGTTTGCATCGGTTACTCCTGCGTTTCTTAATTTAGTTTTAATATCAGAAGAAAGTTCTGTCCCCTCTGGGATATACATAGCGTTCTTTTGACCTTGTTTTAGAGCAGTTATCTGAACATCTACTTGTTTTTCGGTCTCAGGTATAGGCATACCAGACATAGGCCCGTATTGTTCTTCTCTTAAATTAGCATACACCTGATTTTCTCTAACGTTTTGCAACTGCTGCCTAGCTGTATTAAATACACTAGAAACAGGAGAAGCAACAGCTGACCTAGCACCCCCAGCAAAGAAACCAGCAAAAGCAGATTCTGCTCTACGTAACGCAGCCTCTTGATCTGAGTACTCGGGATCTAAATTTTTTCTTTGTTGGATAAGTATTTCTTCTTGCCCTAGTTCCGTTACACCCTCAGCCACAGAAGAAGCAGCAGTAGCATTTGCCACATCTTTCATAAGATTACCAAAGTAAGGTCCCGGATTTATTGAGGCCCTATAAATGTCATCTTCCGCTTTTGTTAAGAATTCGCCACGTTGTCTTTTTGCAGAGATAGCTAATAAACGTTCTTCATCCCCATTCAACTTTCTTCCAGTAGCTTGTTTTTGTTGAACTGCACCAAGTCTAGATTTACGAAAAGATAATTTTAACAATGAACTTGCAAATAAAGACTCTGATAACGTACCTAAAATAGCTTGAGGTACACCTAAAGCTGTAGCAGCTGCAGCTTCGTCTGCAGTAATTTCTCTGCCCGCGTCTTGGAACTCAGCCAAAGCTTGAGACGAACCTATCAACTGCTCTTGCCCAAAAGCACCTACTATAGCGCCCCCTTTTGCAAAACGGCTTACACCATACGCCCCATCTAAAATAACTTTCTCTTCTGGGCTCAAAGTCTGCTGTAAAGATTTTTTCTTTAGTGCTCCTGAGAATAACTCTTTCATTCCCGCTCTAGAGCTAGCGGTAAACGCCCCTCTACCTAACAACCCTACGAGAGCTCCAGTAAAACCAGAGGCGACTGAAGTTAAAGCAAGGGGAGTAAATTGACCTATACTTTTAGTTACTTGCTCAGAAAAACCGTCAAAAGTGGGCTCTTCTAAAAATTGATCAAAACCAGCTAACCCTTCTAATACTCTAGCTGCTTCCTCATCATCAAATTGAGCTTTTTGTAGATTTCTTTTTGCAGCCGCATCATTACCAATAAGTAAGTTACCTATTGCTTTCGCCCTATTAACATCCCCCTCTAGCTGATCTACTCCGACATCAAACCCAGCAGAGAATATTTCACCAATAGATGCGGGACTTGTTTGTATTGCAGGTGCTGTAGGGTCAAGCTTTTCTCTAAGAGAGGGATCAGTAGCTAACCGAGTTTCTCGTTCTGCCTGCTCTTGTTTGAAAAGTGAAGATAAAATTTCATTTGTAGCCATTTATCTACTCTGTGCTTTTGCAATTCTTTCACCTTGAATCATAGCGTTACCTAGTAAATAAGGAATAACTTTGTCCCCAAAACCAGCTAATTCTCCTGCGGTCAGAGTTGCTCCTCTTTGGCTACCACCGGCGGTTACTCTTTCTATGCTTTCTACTGAATAACCTCTAACGTTATCTAGTAAAGCTTGGGCTATTTTTCTACTTTTGGCATCATCCCTTAGTTGCACGATACCCTCTGGCGTATTAACAGTCATAAGAACTTTTACATTAGAGGAGTCGAAAGGTCCTGTTCTTGCCTCTCCTTTAAAGAAACTTTGCAGAAAGCCCTCAAACCCTCTCTTAGTTTGGCCATTGACTATAGCAGTTAAAAAATTATCAGTAATAGGTTGTGCTGCTTTTATTCGCGCTACTGTATCTGCATCTGTGTCTAGAAAAGTATTCCAAAGGCTAAGTTGGTTTTGAAAGTTATCTCTAATTATTTCATCTTCTAACTTACCCGCATCCATAATAGAATATTTAGCTGATTCGTCTCTAGCTAGTGTAAAAGCAGTGTTAGTTGTAAAATTACGTAAATCTTGTCTTTCATTCTGAGCCGCTTGCGTAGCCACCCTTCTGTTAGCTGCTGACTCTTTAAATAAATCTAATTGCACTGGTAAGTACCCAGTACCAAGTAATGAGTTCATACTTTTCCAAAAGTTAGGATCGTTTTTTAATTCAGGGTTAATACCTGTTAGAGTTTGGAAATACAAATTAGTTCTAGCCTCACGTGGTAAATAAGATAAATCAGCAACCCCATCCGATCCTGCTTTTTCAACTGCTTTTCTAATAATATTAGCAACAGTATCTTGGCTAACGTTTTTATTCTTGGCTGCTTTGATGTCCTCTTTTTCTTCATTTGTTAATTCAGGAGTTCCGAATTTAAGATTGACCTTACCCGGCCCACCGGCAATTTCTTTAACTAAAGCATTAGTAGCGATAGCTCTACCAATCGGGCTACTAGAACTTCTTTTAAAAAGTTTAGATTTTGATTCTAATAACTCTGGGCTAACATTTTCTAATAGCCAATCTTGAGGATCATCTTTAAACGGTCTGTTTATAGATAAATTTCTAACAGATTTATCATACAAAAGTTTCTCAAACTCTTTTGCTTTCTCAACGCTTACTCCTAATTTTTCAGCTATTTTCTCAGTAGTAAAGATTCTTTTATACCCTTTTTGTCTTAAAGGGTCAGAAGGCGTTAACAAAATTCCTAAATTTTTACCGATAGGTTTCCCTCTCTTGTTATCGAAAGTAAATGTTCTGTCTTTACCATCAACTTCAAAATCATATTGAAATCCTTCGCCCTCTCGTAAAGACTCCTCTATGTTTTGTCTGTTTAAGTTTAAAGCCTGACCTGTATTGTTAAAAGTACCAGGCTTACCTAAATCCTCAACTGAATTTATATTTTGATCTTCAAAAAGTTTTTTTACATACGGATCTTTTAAAAGTTGAGCTTCTTCTTCTTTGGTTAACTGATAGTCAGAATCTTCCTCTAGCTTTTTAACCAGAGCAGGTTTTGTTGGACCAGCACCTGGAGCCGAAGCATTAGGATCAGTCAAACTAAACCCTCCAGTTAAACCTCTCACTGATGGTGTTAAATTAGTTTGGTAAGCATTTAACATTCTATCAAGCTCGCCTATCTTTAAGCCTATGGGTTGCCCGCCCTCTGCATATTTTTGTCCGTTTTGCGTTACGGGGGCTTGTACTACTCCCTGAGGAGTTCTTGACATAAGGTCTAAGGCAACTTCTTGTTTGTCAAAATCTAACCCAAACCCTGCCAATGCGGTACGATTATTCCCAGTTGCAGCAGGAGAAAACAAAGTATCATTTAAAAAGGCGGTAGCGTTAAAGCTATCGCCCGCTAGAGAGTCAACTTCCTGTAGCACTTTAGAATTAAAGTAAGGATTTTTCCCAGTTGCAAAGTTTTTTAAATCTTCAGAAACCCCATCCAATCCTGCTTTTTCAACTGCTCCTTGGGCTAAGACACGTAATTCTTCTTGTCCAGATGCTAATCGTGATGCTGCTTGTTCTCTAGTATTTGTATCTAAAAGTCGATTGTACTCAGCTCCACGAATTGCATCGTCTATTCTCTTAACTGCGCCCTGTCTTATTGCGTCAAAAAATGTAGCCATAATTAAATCATACTAAAAAGTGAACCTAAAAACCCAAATCTTTGTGCCTGTGATTGTGCTCTCGCAGCAGTATAAGCATTAGTTCTTGCTGTAGCTGATTGAGCTGCTGACCCTAAACTACTTAAGTTCGATTTGTTAATACCGCCAGCAAAATCGACTAGCTGATTTAACAACGCTCTGTTTTGCTCATCTTGCTGTAACCTCGCGTTATTTAAACCGCCCGCTAAATTTAAACTCTGACCTCTTTGTGCAGCTCTCTCTCTTTCTCTAGTAACTGCGCCTCTAGACCTTGCTCCAAACCTTTCTCTATTTCTTCGATCTATGCCTGCAGCTATGTTTGTTTGTGCTTGTACGTCTTGTGGTACAGCATCTACTAACTCAGTGCTATCCAACTGCTCCATTATTTTTTGTTCAAAAGGTCTAACATTTGCTATTACAAACTCCTTCTGTCTTCGAGTAACATCTGCAAATAGAGCGTCTGGATCTGAACTATCTATTTGGTCTCCAAGCATTCTTGTTAGACCGGGTTCAAAATTATTTCCTATGTAAGTTGTCATATCTAGTTATTCTTATAAAGCTCAAAAGTACTCATGTCAGGGGTACCAAAAAAGTTTGTACGTACCGATCCAAGTTTTCCTGTTTCAGGGTCTTGCATTTGACTTACACCGCTAGAAAAACTACCGCCGCTGGCTAGGTTACCCATACCCATAGTAGCCGCAGCTTTTACTCCTTTAAATATGGCATCATTTCTAGCTAGTCTAACTTGTTGTTTAGCCCTAGCTCTACTTAAACCTTCAGAAGCTGCAAGTCTTCCTGCTTGTGCTAACCCACTAGAAGCAGCCGCCCCTAACCCTAAACTTTGACTTAGTGCGTTTAGCTTATCTCCAGTTTCAGCTTTTTCAGCTGCTGTTCTACCACTAGCAATATTAGATATAGCACCACTAGCTATATTAGCAGCATCACCTATATTAAAAGCTGCACCAACATCTGCTCCTCGCCCAGTAAGAGCTTGCATGCTATCTGCCTGAGCTCTACCGGTAAAAGTAGGAGTTAAATCTCTTTTTTGAGACTCTTCCATTTGTTTTAAAAACAAAGGTTGATAAGTCTGTTCAAAGTAACGTTGTTCTTCTGCAGCTATTCTAGCCTGAGTTTTTTCAGTTTCACTAGGCTCATAATCTTTTTGTTTAGGTCCGCTAGACATGTTTATAACTCTTTTCTAAATACTTGTGTTACAGCTTTATATCCATGCTTAGTTCCCGTCTTAATCCATCCAAGACGGCTGGAATGAAATTCTATTCCAACTATGTTTAAGTTCTCAGAAAGTCTTTCTACAAACTCAAACCCTTCACTTATTATATTATACTTAGGCACGCTATAACCTACCCAAATAAATAAAGTTTTTTCTCCTCCAAAGTCAGTCAACGTTGTTGTAACTAAAAAGCCTGCATATTCTTCGTCTTTATACACTACATATAAGTCCGCACTACCATTACGTAAAGCAGAATATACATCCGCAGGTATCCAGTCCGCATGAGATCTCTTCGTTACTTCGTAGAGATCTGATTCTATATTTGTGTAAGCAGCTCGTATATCCTCTAAAGGAATACGTTCGAATACCACTCCTCTAATAGTCAAGCTCCCTGCCATAACGACCGTACCTCTTTCTCGGGCTTAGCCCTGCGCTTTTATATTTTACTGTTCTTTTAACTCCGGTATCTCCACCACGTCCTTTTAACTCAGCATCAGCAATTTCAGCTTGGAACAAATTAAAGTAATCAGCTGAAGCTATGGGGTCTGTCCATCCTTTTTGCGGTATTCTTAATAATCTAAAAATCGTGCCATATATAATTCCGTCTCTATACGTATTGCTAAATTCAGTATCAATACTGCTGGTAGTTCTAGTGGGTTTTAATGCAACATTTACTAAAAGTTCTTTACCGTCATTGGGCACAGGCACTAGCCAAAAAGTATTAACAGTTTTTTGTAGATACACAGTAGGAGTACCTGTTTTATCCCTCCAATCGGGGTAATTAAGTTCTAAACTTCTTGGACTAATAGGATCTAAGTCATGTCCATCGTAAGTTGCCCATAAAATTTGATGCACCTCCGTGCCGCTGGGCTGGTCAAACTCGTATTCATATGCACCAGATATAGTAGTTATTGGGTCTAAATCAAATGTAAACGCCTTACTTTTTTCACATAGTTCAATAGCTGCCGAACGTATATTAGTTTGAATTAAACTATCAGGACATCCCGGCACATACGGTAATACATCTTTTACTAACGATTCAAAACTAGCCACTAGCTACCCCCGCTTTAGGTTCATTAATATCTCCAGCTTGCTGCCCTACTCCTAAACTTTGTGCGAACAACTGATAATACGATCCCGATGTTGCTAAATTAGCAGCATACTCTGATTCTTTTAAAAATGCTCTATACAAAACAAAATTAATTAACGCATTTGCAAAAATATCATCTACTTGAATTAAATCTGTACCCGCAGTTAAATTAGTTGGGTTCTTAGAATACACCACTTCTACGTACGCACTACCAGAAACTCCAGGGTAAACATAAAATTTACGTGGGTCTCTTATATCAAACATATAATGTTTTACCTGTGTACCGTGGGCTGCATCCCCTGTTACTGTAGGATCATGCCAACTAGGTTCAAAAGTATTTATAGCTTCAAAATCAACAAGTCTTATAGTTCTAGCACCAGTTGCATCGGTACCTGTCCCAGACATATTTCTTACAACTTTAATTAAACGTAACCCGTCAGTTGGGATAGACTGTTCAGTTCCTGCGGATAAAGAAACATTAGAATGAGTAGCGGTAGAATCAGGACGAAGATTAACAATTTCTCTTTGACCATCATTCAAATAATCTAAAAGTTCGCCTTCTGTCCATCGTACATTTGTATTATCTTGTAAGATGTTCTGGACTCTCGAAAGAATATGTTGCCCTTGTAATGTCCCTGCCATTTATCACTCTTCTACTTTTTTACTTTTTGTAGTCTTTTTAGGTTTCTCCTTAGTTTCTTCGATAAGTTCTTCCATTTTCTTAGGTGCTTCTTTTACTTCAGTGCACCCAGCTTGTATGCAGGCATACGCTATGTAGTCAGGAAACTCTCTTGTTTCTCCAGCTTCTAGTCTAACTGCATCACCAGTGGTTAAAGCTACGTAAACATCTTCACTAGCTTTTACTAACATTTTTTTTATTTCTTGCTCTGCCATTTATAACTCCTGTTTAAAAGAAGGGGGTGGCCCTAAGACCACCCCAATCTTAATTAGAATGCGCAATCTACTCTGACTACACCAAAGTCTTCATCCTGACCAGAAATGTCAGAATTGTACTTAGGCTTTTTAACACCCATGATCTTACCGATAGAGATACCATTTTGGTTTCCATAGTCGAAAGTGTCTTCAACTATTTCTGGTAAACCGATATCTGCCATAGCAAGAGCTTGAGCTCCACAGAATAAGCAAGCAGCGAAGTCAATGTCACTACCAGATCCACCTTTCTGAGAACCAGAAGTTCCTTGAGAAGTGTTTGGTACGTGTCTGAATTCGTGAACCATGACACCGTCAACCATTAAGCTAGAAGATCCAGCAAATAGTTCGTTGTTTGGTCCTCTGATACCAGCGCTTCTTACGTTAGATAAGAAGTCTGAATCTAGTTTCAGATCAGCCATTACTTGTGGAGTAACAAAAAGATGGAACATCTCTTCATTACCATTGCCTCTCATACCTCTAATGTATTGATCTTTAGCATAAGCTTTTAACTCAACAATAGTTTTGTATGTCATTGTGTCAGCAGCAACTAAAGCAGAAGTATCACCAGCAACTAAACCATTAGTTGCATCGACTCTTCTGTGTCTGTTAGAAGTAGGAGCAGTTATATCACCATTAAACGCAAGATCAGATAGATTAGCACCTGAACCTAAAACTGGTCTTGTAGCAGAAGAACCACCAATATTGTTGTTCTTTCTGTTATAAGAAATACCAGCCAAGGTTAAGAATGCGATTTGGTCTATTCTGTCTGCCATTGCGTATGCAAGTGCATCCCTTGAGTGCTCACGGAAGTTGACAACAGATTTTTGATCAGCAAGCCTACCAGATAGTCTGTTTGCAAATCTTAATTGATCTAGTTGTACAACGATGTCGAATGCTCTCAACGCTTCTTCATTACCTTCGAGAGTGTTGTCACCAACAATACCATCACCAGTCATGTCAGCTAAAAGTGTTAAAACAGCTCTAGCTCCTTTTTCTGATTGTGTAAGTTCATTTATTACTTGAACCATGGCGTTGGGTCCACTACCCGCAAATTGGTTAATGAAGGACATGTTTCTAGCAACTCTCCAAAAATCACGAGACCAGATAGTAAGCTGTTCGCTGGTCAACGCGCTAAAGTTTGTATTAGCCATTAGGCCCTCCAAATAAAATTAAATTAAAAATAACCAATCGCTATTTGGGGCGATATCCCGTATACCCTTTATCGTTGGGGCACGATACCGTTAGTTTTACGAGCACGACCTCGAACAGTTAACGTCACTGTAGACGAAAAAACGATTTTTATACTGAACGACCAGTGTTGGATTTCGTTCCAACGTACGAATTCTTATTAGTATACTACTCTTTAATCAAAGTCACCACGTAATCTTCTTAAAGTTTCTTCTGGTAGTGCACCAAACTCATCATCAGATAGCGTGTTTATGTTAACGACTTTGCTTTCTTTAGCACCATCACCCTTCATAGCAGGAGGTTGTGCTTGAGAAGCTTCTACTTTTTTCTTTACATTAGCCTTTTGTTTCTTTTCTTGCACCGCTTTTGTTAACGTAGGTGCAGGATCAGCCTCTGGCTCATCTGAAACTTGTAACAATTCTGGTTTTTTAGACAACAAAGTAACTTCAGTAGCTTTTGCTAGAGAATCAGCGGCACCATACCCTTGATATATAAAAGCATCACGTAGTTCCATAACTTCTTGCGTTAATTTTTCATCAAAAGACTTACTTTTTTCATCAAATATAGGAAAAACTTCCATTATTTCGCTAGCTTTTTGTTGTAGCTCATGTTGTTCTCTATCTTGTTGAACGGTTTGACCCATTTTGCTTTGCATTTCAGACATAAGTTGGTCTCTTTCAGCTGTTCTTATTTCATTTCTAAGAATAGCTGCTTTTTCAACCTCACCATCGAGCACTAACTCTTGGTATTCCTTCTCTTTGCCAACAAAATCAAACTCTGGAAGTTTGTTTTCTTCTGAAGTTTCTTGTTTTTCTATATCTTGAAGCTTTTTCTGCATTTCTTTGTTCTTTGCAAGAACTTCGTCAAGCCTAGACTTAGGAACCATTGGTGCTTTCGGCTCTTCTTCTACAGTTTCTTCTACTTCAGCAGCTTCTGGAGCAGGTTCTACCTCATCTTCCTCCACTGATTCCACAGGTTGTTCATCATCTGCTGGTAATTCTTCCGTAGGCTCTTCTTCTGTTGTAGCTTCTGGTTCTTCAACTGCAACTTCTTCCTCTTCTGTCTCAGCAACTTCTTCTGTTGCTTCCTCAGTGCTAGCTTCCTCTTCGGTTTGTTCATCTTGAGTCTCCTCTTCTTCTTTTTCTTCTTCAAAGTTCATATCAACTTGAAAAGGCGCTACGTCCTCTTCAGTTTTTGCATCTGCTCCTGGCATTCCATCGAATACTAGGTCTTCAGTTTCAGTTGTATTATCTTTTTTAGCCACGGTCAGTACCTCCTCTTGGTTTCATAGCTTCAACAGCAATTTTAGATGCTGCTTGGGTTTCACTCTGTCCTTTCCTCATGTCATTAGTTAATGATGATAACTCCTGACGTAAGGCAAGTTCTTGTTGCTTCATCTGCATTTTACTTTGTATCTCAGCAATCTTAAGTTGCGGATCTGCTGCAGATTCCTGCGCTTTAGCCGCATTTAATTGTGATTGAGATTGTAAGTTCTCTACTTCAGCTTGCATCTTAGCAAGTTCTAGCTGAATTTTTTGTACTTGAGCTTGCGCTTGGAAAGCAGCAAGTTGTGCTTCTTCTTCTGATGGTGGTTCCATACCTTGCATGATACGGATTCTCTGAGCTATTTCAGCTTTCTTAGCCATGTGCGAATATTCTACAATTAAATCATCTGGAATCGGTACACCAACTTGTCTAAGTTGTATCGCTTCGGCAAATTGTACTTCATCAAAGTTGTCTCGAGTAGGTATACTAGCTACTACCACATCATACTCACCTAATGTTAAATCATTAATTATCTGTCCCTCTGGAGTTGGTCTGTTAACTACCATGGGCTGACTTTGTTTGAACGGATCTGACTCATCAGTAATCTGCACAACTCTTTCTTCAGTGTAGTACTGTTGTACTAAACGTAAGACGTGTTCTGCTAAGTATTGTCTGGTTTTTTGTAAGTTATCTAATGGCACTTGTATCATCAAGACACCACGGTTTTGTTTTGCTTGTATAGCAATACCTGATACCTCTGGTGAATCTGTACCCAACATAGCATCACTAATACCACTAATTTGTTTGATGTTAGCAGCAGCTTTTTGACTGATTCTATCTAAGCCGGTGGGAATCTGATTCGGTGGTATTTTCGCAGGAGGGGAAGACCCACGATTATATTCTAATACCAAACCAGTTTCCGCACCGTGTTCTTCTAAATCGTCAGCGGTCATACCATTTAATGACCCGGTTTCTACAATCCAACCGCTGTTAGCTGTAGTGTTTACGATATGTAATTCTTGTGAGCTTATTTTATTTAATTGTTCTTGAGGTGAGATTAAATTTCTAACCATTCCAAAAGGTCTACCTCTTCGCCAATATGGAAAGTAAGGAACTATAGTGAAACAATCATATGGGGACCAATCGTCATGTAAGACAACTGAGTCTGCAGTCACTGTCCAGCGAACTTTACGTACAGCCTTTTCTAAAATATCTAAGCCATAATCATCAGCAAACTTTTCTCTCTTACGTTTGCCCCAAGTAGTAGGCACAGTTCGCATGTCGCCTGTTACTCTATCTACGTAAAACATACAATCTTTGAGTTGGTAATATTGTCGTTCAATAACCCTAACTGATCGTAGTGTTCTGTTTTCTTCTGGGTTAGTTGTAGCAGATTGGTTATACTCTATTCCGGTATAGGTATCTCCATACCTTGTTTCTTCATACTCAACCGAATCTTGTCCCATGCTAGCGCCGTACTCTGCAGAAGTTCTAAGTTGATCTGCTTTTTCTTGTCCATACTGCTCTTCTATTTGATCTATGCTCATCCATTTGGTTTCGAATATCTCGTTCCAAGTTTTCGGATCGTATTCTTTTGCATCAGGGTCGATGAGGATATCTAGTGGGTCCTTTGTAGTTATCCTCACCTCGCCTTGAATGTGGTCATCAAAATCGATACGGACATCAAAGTACCCTCTATCTTGAATGAGACCATCTGCGAAAACTTGTGATTCGAGCCAATGTAGTTTGTTATTATCAGATATCTGTAAGTACAATTTAGTAAGCACATCTGCTATAGCTTGGTTACCGTTACCTCTAGGTTTAAAACTTATGTCAGCTCTTCTATTGCTTTGTTCCCCAAGAACAGTGTTAACGGTAGGAAGTATGGTGTTGATGGTTAATGCAGGACGACCTTCGTCATCGAGAACTGCCACATCGGATGGATCCCATTGGTTACCCCTGTAAAAAGCATCGCACTTTTTAGCGGTGTCGATGTATTCTGTATGTCCGTTATCACGGGCACGCTCATATCGTTCAAACTGATTCTGAGCTATTAGATGCTCTTCTTCTTTTGATAATTTCTTTTTCTTTTTATGATACATTAAGAACTCATAGCACTTTTATGTTTGTCTCCTTTGACTAGATATTTTAATTTATCTCGCCACGAAGGTACATGCTCAATTTTCTCTACATAAGTAGCAAACTCTGTCATCATCAACCCGATCCATGCTAACGCATCTACTTGGTCATCGTGAGCTCCGTTCGGAAAACGCAAAAGTTCTGCGATTAGAGGACCGACCCAAACTGGATCTTTCGGAAAGTATACCATGCCTTGTTGCATCCGTCCTTGTATCGCACGAGCTCTCGCTTCTTTATCCCTTCGACCCACTTTTAAATCTTTGAAGTAAGCTTCGTTGAGTCCGCGTTCGCGTACCCGCTTTTGGAGGAACGGACCGAGCGCCATTTCTATGTGACCTTTCTCTATTCCGACCACATGGGGTTGCCACTCTTGGTACAAATCTAATATTCTTTCCACCAATTCAAAACCATCATACTTGCCTCGGACACAATCAACAACAAATAAATTATCATACTCATCAACACCGACTACAATACCGACCGAATAGTCATTACGTTCGCGCTGCCCAATCGCCAGATCCCAGGCACAGTAATAACGTAACCGATCAAAATCAACGTCCATATCATCGTAGTAACGAACCATTTCTCGATTAAAATATTCACCTTCATCTGATACAGGGTTCTGTTGATACAGAGCCGACCAGTCTCTCGGCCCCACTGCTTTTTGAATCTGGGTTAACGCTTCTTGACTATACCTCTCTGGGTGAAGCGCTTCGCCTTTGTCTCGAAAAATCTCATCTTGTTCAGCGAGCGCTGGATATTTAACGACTTCCCACTGATCCGCACCGCCTGCTGCCGCTTGTAGTAATCTACCTGCTAAATCGTCATCGTGCCATCGCGTTAAAATTACGAGTACACCGCCCCCTGGGGCCAGCCTTGTGTAAGCAGTTGATGTGTACCAATCCCAGACGGCATCCCGATTGTACTCTGACTCTGCATCTTCTCTGTTCTTAACAGGGTCATCGATGACGAGCACGTGCGCACCTTTACCGGTAATACCACCACCAACACCCGCGGCTACATAACCACCGCCCTTGGTCGTGTTCCATGATTCTACGGACTGCGAACTAGGGTCGAGCGATACACCCGAGAAAACATTTTTAAAATTAGGTTCTCTTAACTGATGACGAACCTTACGACTAAAGTTCATGGCCAACGATCCAGAGTACGAACAACTAATAAATTCATGTTCAGGGTTTCTGCCCATATGCCAAGCTGGAAACGCAACCGATGCCAAAGTAGATTTACCGTGTCGTGGTGGCATGAACAACATAAGCCTAGGTGACTTTTTATTCTCTACATCTTCACTAAACTTTTCTAACCGTAAACAAATATCCTTGTGTACCCAACCTGCCATGTAGTCTGGGTTGAAACGTTCTACGAACGGTAACAAGTGTTTACGGGCCAGGGCTCGTAATGCAAGTTCACGCTGCGCTTTTTCTTGTTCAGTTTCTTCTGGTGCTGTTTCTTCTGCAACTTCTATTTGAGGCTCTTCGATTCGCTCAGCTTCGTCCGCTTTACAGTACACACAGATACCATCATCGCTTGGGTACAGTGTATCTGGATGCAACGCTTTACACGTTAGGCATTCAATCTTGTTTATTTCCATCTCGTTTTGGTAATAAGTATTGATTGTCCGTACCCGCTATCTTGAGTAACTCCGCGTCTGGTAGTTTTTCAAGTTGTTCTACAGTACGGTCTAGATTGATATTGATCTGAGTTGCATGCTCCGGGGCAAATAGACCGTGGAGCTTACATAAAGAATCAGTGATATTTTTTTCTTCAGTTGCGGTCGCCGACTTACGGTGCGCTTCCAGGTACATGCTTGTAGCCGCCTGTTTATCGAACTTTATCTCTTCTCTGAATTCCCTACGTAGATGGGCCAGGGCCTTTTGTATAGCAGGTTTTTTAAATATCTTATAAACATGCTCAGTGTTCTGGTAACCGGCGGCCCTTCCCGCAGCAGCTTTGGACATACCGCGTAGATGAAACAACAATAACCTTTCTTCTTGAGTGCTTAGCTCGTTCAAAGGTATATCAAGATATGGGTAGTGTGACTGTAGCTCGGCCCTTTCTTGTTCGAAATTTTCTTTTTTATCAGTCATTCTCTTTGAATTCTACTATATTTTTAGCCCACCAATACAATAAGTCCTCAGATAAATTATGTTTCAATATATTTACTCTACTGCAAACTAGTTGGATATTGCTAGGTATGTACCAAATTTCTGGATCTATTCTATCGATAGAGGCATTCAAATCTTTTTTACCGTTACCGTCTTTGTGGTATGTCATGAGCAAACCTGTCAGTGCACACCTGCCGTTTTGTGCTTCCCATATAGATAACAAATCTTCAACCTCTATCTCCCAAACTAGATCTTCTGTACCAGCATGGCGGGAATGTTTTAGGTGACTATATAGATGACGTAGGTAGGCTTCTGGGGATTTACTTTTGTTTTTATTTCTTTGGCTCTGTAAACAATTTTTACAAAATTTCCTAGAGAATTTGCCATTGGCATTTGACCCTTCAAAATCAATTTTTGGGAAATCTTTTTTGCAACCCACACACTTCTTGGTGCTCATGCAATGCTACTTTAGCCTATAAATTTTTTTTCTGAAAATTTTTTTGTGGAAATTTTTTGCTAAATCGCTCACGCAGTGACCTTACTATCACTATCCGCTACCCCCTCTCCCCGATTCTACATTTGGAACCTTGTTTCTAATTTTCGACCTTTGGAACCTTGTCCAGTTTTACCTAGGCATCGACCTATGTACTAGATCCATGAGCCAACAAGTTGTCTCATAAGACATAACAATTATAGATAGAGAGATTGGCTTTCTATCATTAACTCTAATATGGAGAAACATCATGTTTAAACTAAACATACTAGCGAAAGCTATGAAGTCATTAAGCTTCACACCAACCGGGCACCTTAGAATGTCCTGCACTAGAATCAACCCTCGCCACGATGCGAACGATCCTAGATCAAAGGTAACTCTACCAATGAACCAACTCACAGAATATGCCTATCTTAAAACGAATGGCGCGTTCGTAGTTAAGTTCTTCGATAAACCAGAGCTTACTTTCTATCCTTCTGAAATTGCTACTATGCCTGAAGTAGTACCTTCTAACCCCCCACAGCCTCAGGCACCTGTGGAAACACCTGCGGAGACAGCATGAATATTTATGCAATCCTAAAGGGAGTCGGCAACGGCTCTCTTTCCGTAGCTACCGATGGAGCAAAAGCTATCGGCAAGCTCGCGTCTGCTGTAAGCCAATCTTATACGAAAGGCTTTGAAGAAGCACAAGCTGCAGCACCTATCCAAGATCTCGATAGGGCTAAAGAAAATCTCAGGCAATCTAACACCGAACTATCGGATGAAGAGTTTGAGAAAACTTGGGCAGAATTCGTACAGCGATACGATTCGATTACAGAGTTTGTAAAGAAACAGACACTGTAGTCTACCGGCTAGGGGGGCTTCGGCTCCCTTAGTCTAATTAACTACTATCATAGGGTGCTCTGACTACTATCATCACGTATGTGATGGAACGCCTAAGGATCGCGGTTAGTTATAGCTAGTGCAAGAGCTCGTGCTCGGGGTGTACCGGGTGTACC